ATAAAACCTTAACCTCATCATCAAAAGGAAATGCAAGTACAAAAGCCGATAAATCAGTAGTAGTTGATAAATCAAGTCCACCATAACAAACTCTTCCTTCAAGTTCCTCTGGGTTTATCCTGTCAGGACAAGCATCCCATTTTTCAATTGGTATCCATCTTGTCTCTTGTTGTGTCCAAATATTAAGATATAATCTTTTAAAAGTATTCTGTAAGGCTGGGGTTTGTTTTGCTTTCTCATATAAAGCTCTCATCTCATCTAAAGATCTAAATTCTCCTAATGCTGGATTAGCCTTAAACCAAACTTTCTCATCTTCCCAGTCATCACCTTCTTCGGCCGCATAAATAACAGGATAAAATGTTGGGTCTTTTATTACTCCATTCTTAACTTTCAAAGCATAATCATGTTGTTCCCAGCAAACTGAATTCTTATCATATCCTGCAGTAGTAATTGCTACTATTAAAGGTTGTGTTCTCGTACCGCTTGAAGTAGTAAGAACGTCCCATAAATCCCTGTTGGGTTGTATGTGAAGTTCATCAAAAATAACTCCATGTGCATTAACACCATGTTTTGTTTTATGTTCTGCTGATAGAACACGATAAAAACTATTGGTACTGTAAACTACTATCCTTTTAGTTGAGTCAATAATTTTACATCTTTTAAGTAATGCTGGCGATTGCCTTATCATTGCAGAAGCTACATTATATACGAGTGTTGCTTGGTCCCTGTCACCAGCTGCTGAGTAGATTTCACTACCCATTTCGCTATCAGCAAATAATAAGTATAGTGCTATCCCAGCTCCAAGATTTGTTTTACCATTTTTGCGTGGCACTTCAATATATACTGTTCTATACTGCCTTGTTCCATCTTCTTTTATAGTTCCAAAGATATCTCTTATAATCTTTTCCTGCCAAGGCATCAAATTAAAATGGTTACCGTACCATTTGCCATCAGATAACTTTAAAGACTTTATAAAATTAACTGCCCTGTCAGCTTTTTCTTTGTTGTACATTAGCTATTCCTAAATAATTCCTCGAGTGGGTCTTCCTCGTTAGTATTTGGTAAACTAATCCTTCCACGTGATGATGGTGTAAGTCCAAATTCACCACAAAAAGCCCTTATTTGATTTAAACTATTATTGGCAATTGCAACTTCAGGAAATTGAGCCATATAAATAGAAATAACTTTGCCATCTGAATCATAACGTGGAATTTTATAAGTAGTACCATGTTTTTTTATAAATTCTTCTGCTTTTTTCCATTTAGCAAAAGATTGGCAATAACCAGCAAAAGCCGCCATATCAACTATTGTTAATAATCCAAGAGCCGCTAATTCAGGTGCTACCCTTTTCCATTCCTTTTTTGCATCATCCATTAACCAATCAGGACATTTTGGGACTACCTGTTTTGGTTTAGGCTCATTAAGGTTGAGAGGCCGCTTGCCCGGATTACCTTCTAATATTTTAAGTTTTGTTGGTTTTGGTTTTGGACTTGCCATAATTTATACACCATTATAATTTACAAAATCTGTAAAATCTTCAATATCTAATTCACCATAATTTTCTTTAATTTTATCTACATTACCTTTATAAAATATCAATACATTTTGATGTATTTTACCAACTTTCCTATTCTTAAAATATTTATCTACTCTTATCGGTAAAGTGCCAACCGCATTTATTAAAACCATATCGTTATAAAAAATTAACCCATTATCTAAAAAACACTTTTTAGTATATTCTACAAAACCTCTATAATGTCCTTTATTATCTCTAATTTCACTAACTACAAAACACGCAAACCTATCATCTTTTAACAAGTTTAATGTTTTATTTATTATTTCTTTATATTGATATTTAAAATCTTCCCAACTTAAATTACTTAAATCACTTATATTATTACTATATTTTTCTAAATCAAAATATGGGGGACAACTAAATATAAAATCTACTTCATCTTTTACTAAATTATTTATATGTAAACTATTCCCAACAATCCATGTAGGGATAATTTTACCTTTTAAAATACTATTAGCTTGTATAATATTAGCATCAATTTGTTCCTTGCTTAAATCTATACCAATATAATTATAACCCATATAATTAGCAACTATCCCACGGACTGAACCACCAGCAAATGGGTCTAATATCAGCCCCCCATCTACACAAAACCATTTATAGCAAACTTCACACAAAACAGGGTCAAATATAGAAGTACCAGATTCAAAGTTACTACCCAAAATTTGATTTAATCTATTTTGTCCCTTATTATAAGTTAGGCTATTATCCCTTCCAATTTCACTCTTTATACCTAATGACATCCAAGCTCTTTTTCTATCCTGCCAATATCCTTGCCTTGTATCAAATATAGAAAATGGTGGTATTATAAATTTATCTTTTAATTTAATATGTTCATTATTTGGTATATTAAAAAATTGAGTCATCAAATTTTCAATTTCATTTTCATCAAATCCTGTTATTTCAATATCAAATTCACCTGTATCAAGTTCTTGAAGCAAATCCTTTAATTTAGGAAAATCCCATTCCGTCTCATCCTGAATTTTATTATCTGCTATCATATAAGCCTCAGCCTTACTTCCTTCAAAAGGTAAATAAATAACAGGCACTTCTTTTAATCCTGCTCTTTCTGCTGCTTTTAATCTTGCATGACCTGCTAAAATAAAATTATCCTTTGAAACAAGAATTGGATTTGTCCAACCAAATTCTTTTATACTTTTAGTAAGTTTTTCTATTGCGCTATCAGGATGTATTCTTGGATTTTTAGGATGTGGTATTAACTTACTGATTTTAACTGTTTTAATTTCCATATTGTTAAATATTTATGTTTATTTTTTCTATTTATATTTTTATACCTACCAGTGTTTAGTTGCGGAATATTTTTCGTAGTTGCCGCCTCGCTTTTTTAAAGCCACGCCACAGCTTTTCTTATAGCCCCTATACCCTACCAATATTTATTTATTTTCTTTTATATATTTTTTTTTCTTTAGCAGTTATCTTCTCATGACAAACCTTGCATAAGCTTTCCAAGTTATCTATATCAAGTCTAAGCTCAGGATAATAATCTACTGGCTTTATATGATGCACTTCATTAGCTAATATTATCCTTCCTTGTCTTAAGCATTCCTCGCATAGTGGATTTAATTTAAGTTTATAATTTCTAATCCTTCTCCACTTGCTATCATAAGGTTTACTATCTCCACTATTACTTCTCTTTAATCCTTTATGTTTATCGCAATAAGTTTCATCCGTAAGATTATTACAATTAAGATAAGCACAGTAATGTTTAGGTTTAGTTGGCATCGTATTCTTGCAATAAAAAAGAGAGCCTTTTAAGCTCTCTTAATTTTGTTTTATTTTTTAACCTTCTATATTAATTATATCACATTACCCCCCTTGACTGTTAACCACTTTTAAAAAATATTTTTATTTTTTTTATTTTTAATCTTAATTATTTTTTTTATCCAATCCTTTTTCTATCAATCCCATAATTATTTTCTGAAATGATTTCCTTGTTTCTGTATGTATCTTCCATATCTCTTCCCAGAGTTCGTCTGGGATTCTTATCTCTAATCTTTTCATTTTTACTCCTTATTTTATTAATTAATTAACAAATTAAAAGGCACTTTCGGCTCTTCAACTTTATAAGATAAATCAATAATTACTTCTGTCAATTTGCTAATCAATATATTTGCATTATTACAATACACCAGTGGTATTTTATTATAATATACCTCATAGCTATTTTTCCTTTTTCTAATCCAAATCATTTTATTCTCCTTTCATTTTTAATAATTTCAAGGAAGCCCCCGATTAGGAGGCAACCTTCAAACTATTTTTTTATTTCTATATTCTTTAAAATTTGGGTACGTTATCTCACTTACATTCTTTACAGCATAAAATTGAAAGTTTGCCCAATCTTTTTGAACATCAGGATCAGGAATATAATCTTTATCTGCTAATAGCGTATCGATAAAGTCTTCTTGATTTTTTATAATTTTCTCTAAACTTACAACCATGCTTTCTAATTCTGTAATTCCTTTTAATCTATCTTCTGCTATTTCTTTCCAGTCTATCATTTTATTCTCCTTAATTTGTTTTTTTATCTTGATTATAAGATACCATAGTTCCATAATCATGTCAAGTCTTTTTTTAAATATTTTTAAAAAATTTGTTGATTATGCAGTCAAATCACCTGATTTTTTATTGAAGAATCTCTTAAGCCATTTTATATTCCTATAAACTGCAGTCCTTGAGACTCCAAGCATTTCAGCTATTTCAAATTCCAAATATCCAAGTGCATTATAAATAAGGCAGTATCTTTTATTGATGTTTCTTATTTTCTTAATCTCATCCAGAGCATCCACATATCCACAAATTATATCTTCAAAATCTGAATTGTATCCTGACCGGTTACATATTCCTGTATCATCAAACCATCTTGTACTTGATTCTACGTAATGAACATATCTTCTAATTGCCTTGCATATTTCCTCATAGCTCATGCCAGCCCCCTTTAAGAGGCTTCTCTTTCATTAACTTATCCCAATCTTTATACTTGCTCCTATCTTTTTCTCCTTTTATCTTATTTAGAAGACGCTTGTGATTTAATCCAAACTTTCTGCATACTTTCTCCAAGTCTTCTTCCTTTATGATTTCAGCTAATGGATACTCAAACTTAATATTGC